AATCTAATATTATCACCATCAATCCATTGCCCTTCGGCTCCGGTTGCAGTTTGTTGTTTATTAAATCCAGGTTTAAATTGTATTTTCTGTAAAGGCATAAGTATCCTTTATATACTAAAAAAAGAAGAATTATACTATTTTTTAAACCAAGCTGGAAGTCCTAAATGAGGTCTTCGGTCATATATATTTTCTTTAGATCCTTTAGTTTCAACATTATTGTAATGTAAGAATACTTGACCACAATCATCAAAAGATAATTTATCTCTCCAATGTTCTAATTCATTTCCACGATAGACTAACATATCACCTGGTTCTAATAATACTTTAACACCTTTAGACTTTGATGGTTTATAATTTCCTGTTTTTTCATCTATACCGCCTTGTAATGCATCTGGTTCTAAATATATTGGCCAACAACCACCACCTAAATGCATAGTTGTAGATATTTCACATGAAAATCTATCTTTGTGTTTATGTAAGACATCTCCTTTTTTATAAATTCTTGCATAAGAATAATTAGGATTTAATTTTAACCCAGTTTCTTTTTCCATAACTGGAAGAAGTTTTACAAGTAATGTTTCCATTACAATATCAGAGTAGTGTGAATACGTATCTGGAACTTGTGGATCATTCCATATTCCAAAATATTCTGTAAATTGATTTATAAAACGAGTTTCAAACATAGTTTTTGCCACTTGTCTTTTCATCATAAAATAATCATAACAAAATTTAGCAAGATCTTCTGATATTGCTTCTTTAATAATTACATATTTATTTTTTTTAAAATTCATATTTATAAATTATTTAATATTGTTTTTGAAACAGCCTGTAGATTAAAATGTATAAATCTAAATGGATCTATTCCATAATCTAATGGAAATTGATGTGGTAAGTATGAATTAAAAAAAATTAAAGTACCTGGTTTTACTTTAAAATTAATTTCTTTACTAGCTAAAGTAACTTCTTTTTTATTTTTTTCTGGTAAATAAGTCATGGCTTTACCTGGTCTTGGATCATGAAATACTGGCATAGATGTATTTTCTGAACATTTAAGAAAATAAAAACCTGAAATATGATTATTTCCATGCACATGTGTTTTATGATGACCACCTACTTTTTTTGAAAATTCTTGAACCCACATTTCTGTAAAAAAAAGTTCATGATTAGACATATCATATCCTTGATAGTCTAAAATATTAACAGCAGTTTGACCAACATAACTTTTAAAATTATGTATTTTTTTATCATTAATCATTGATTCTGAATGATAAGAAACTGTATATTTTTTTGTTTTTTCTTCTTTATAAACTTTTTTAATATATTTATCAGAAATTTTATTTAAATCTTTTAAATACTCTGGTAATTCAATGCAGTATACAGGAGATGAAAAATAAGATCCTAATATTAATTTTTTACTGTCTGACATTTTAATTCATTTCTAATTTTAGTAGCAGATATTTCTTGTATTTCTTGCGGTAATACAATTTCTTCTATCTTGTATCCTACGTCTCTTCCATAACATATATTTGTTATATTTGCAACTTTTATGACTTCAAATTTTCCTTTATAGTCTTTTAATTTTTCTTCTATACGTTTTTTAATTTCATCAAATTTAAATGGATTATTTTCTGTTTGTGGCATGGTTCTAACCATTATTTGTACTTGTCCCGTTTTTTTTAATATTTCTTTAAATAAAGCTATATGACCATCATGAAAAGGTTGCCAACGTCCTAACATTTGTGCAGTAGGTTTAGAATAATCCATTATATTATTTTTTTAATTTGTTTCATAGGAACATATGCTCCAAAAGAAAAAACTAATCTTTCTCCACCTGAAATTGGTGTAGACCAATGCCTTTCTAAACTAGCTAAACAAAGCCACATATCATTTTGTTCTACTTCAATTTCTTCTCCATCTAAAATTGGATTTCCGCCTATTTTTGGTTTCTTTAACATTACATTACATCGAGTGTGCACATAACCTTCTGGGGCTTGATCTATGTGCTCATGTACAGCAGCTCCTTCTAAAAAATGATTCCCTGTAAAATTTGTTAAAGTTGGTTCTACTTTTGTTGGAGATAAACCAAATTCTGCAAAAGCTTTTTTCCAATGTTTTTCTGATTCTTGTTTTTTATAACGTCTACCAAAACCATTTGGTATAAATTCATTATTTTCTACAATAATTTTTTTTGAATACTTCCAATTTTTAATTACACGATTAATTTTTAGTTTCATAAATTTTCTTTAATTTTATTAATAATATTAGCATAGTTAAAATCTTTTATCTCAAAATCTACTTTTTTAGGTTTTTCAAAAACTTTATTAGTATCTTCAAATCTTCCTTTATCAATTGTATTCATCCAAATTTTCATATCGTAAAAAGATCTATAAGATTCAAATGGACAAACAAAATCTATAACTACATGATTCACTGCTAAATCACACATAGTCATCATACGATTTGCCTGTCTTCTTCTACCTATTTCTGTAAAATCCCAATCTTCAAATAATTTTCTAATATCATCTGCATTAAAATGTGGTATTTTTTTACCATCTATTAGTTTTTTTGCAAATGTAGTTTTACCAGATCCTGGTAATCCAAATATCAATATTTTCATAATATATCAATGTTTGAGTATTTATCTATTATTTGTTTAGGAAGTATTTTATTAACAGAATAATTTGATTTTTTTATTTTATTTGTTTTTAATTTATGAAGAGAAGCAGATAATACACTATCATCATAATAAACATTATTTGCAGAAAATTGATTAATTTTATTAATATTTATTTTTTTAAATTTTAAATTAATGAAAAAAAATATTTTTTTAATTTCTTTTGTTGGATCTTTTATAATATCATTATAATGAATTATAATATATTTTTCTTTACTATTTATAAGATTATTTATACTAGATAGACTTCTTCCTATAATTCCATCTTCCTTATTCATTAATTCATTGCAATAATTTTCTATATTGTTTGGTTTATGTATATTAACAAAAGAAGCTAAACATTCTAATATAGGTCTATATAATATTATAAACGATGGATCTTTAATTATTTTTTTTAATAAATATAAATTACCAGAAAGACCCCAAGGGCCTCTTTCTATTATCACAGATTTGTCCCAACTACTATAATAATTTTTAAAAACATTTTTATACACATTATCAAAAGAGACATGATCTGGAAAATTTTTAAAAGTTAAAGATTCTTTTAATTTATATAATTCAGATAAAATAGAAGGGACTATTGAATTAGATGTAACTTTAACATCTTTGTTTTGATTTATTAAAGAACCTAATAAAGTATTTCCTGCTCTAGGCATACCACACAAAAAATAAAATTCTTTCATTTATTTAAATGGGTGTCCAATATTCCAAATAACTAAACTATATCTAGTTCCACTTGTAACGGGTGTAACTCTATGCCAAACAAAACTTGGAAACACACATATTGAACCTTTTGGTAAAATTTCTTTGCATTTCCTTATATTAGGTTTTCCATTAACATTATTTCTAAAATCAAATTCTAATTCGCCACCTTTATATTCACTAGGATCTGTTAGAGATACTGTTACAGATAATTTTCTAATCTTGTTATAGAAGTTTTTATCATTAGTATTTTCATATGGTGATTCCCAAGAATCACAGTGCCAATCATAAAATTGACCTTTGGCGTATTTTGTAAACTGGCAAGATTCACTCCAGTCCCATTGAAAATTCCATCCAGAACTTTTATTTGCATTATGAATGTATGGATAAATTTCATTGTAAATCCATTGATCATTTAACCAAACAATATTTGAATTTCTATATTTTTTAAGATCTTTTATTTCTTTATTTGATAATTTTTTATCTGGATCAAGTAATCCAGTTAGTGCAAGTTCTTCTTGTTTTTCTTTAGCATATTTTATTACTTCATCACAAAATTTTGATGACAAAGCTCCAGTAAAATACCAGTAATAGTTATTTAAATTCATTATATTTCTTTTTAAGAAACTATAATAATTTTGTTATTTTGTAAAGGTTAGTTTCCTGTGGCAATCCATGATAAAGATGATGGAATCCATAAGAATTCATTCCCTTCTTTATCAAAAGCAGTAAATTTTTGTTCACTTTCATTCCAAATAATGCGATAAGGAATTTTATCTCCATAAAAATATACACTAGGATATTCAATTGGAGGCATCCAATCTCCAGTTGAATTTAAAAACCAAGATGGATAAGGTTGTGGACGTATAAAAATATTTTTAACTGGGTCATAAGAATATCCTTTTCCTGCAAATTGTTTTCTAAAATTATTATTATAAGATGTTTGAACCCACTTTACACCGTTTTCTGATAAAGGAGATACAGTTTTAAAATGTTCTGCTGCTTGTTCAGATTGTTCTCCACCATTATTTTGAATATCTACATTACATGCTACGTTTACTCGTAGGACTTTATTATTAATATCTAATTCTGCAAAATGTGCCATATTATGTTACTGTTATATTTCCATTAACTGTAAATCTTAAAACAGCTCCCGTAGGTACAGTTGTTTTTGTATTTGTACCTGGACTTACTGAAACTCTTGGAGCTATTGCTGCTGGTGCAAAAATTAAAGCAACACCTGATCCTCCAGTACCTGCAAATTGCTGGCCTGGTACTGCTCTTTGACCATATCCACCACCTCCACCACCGCTATTAACTACACCTGATTTTGCTGGATTTGTTGCTTCTCCATAATTATAACCAGCTCCGCCTCCACCTGTTCCGCCAGTTCCACCTGTTTGTCCTGGAGGTCCACCTCCTCCACCTCCTGCTCCGCCTCCATAAACTCCAGCAGTTGGTCCATAAAAAGGTTGTGGTGATGCTCCAAATACTGGAGTAACACTTGTTCCATTTCCACCATTTCCACCGCTTCCTGCCGCAGAAGATCCGCCGCCTCCTCCAGCTAAATTAAATGGAGCTGGATAAAATGATGGAGCTACTCCTGAAGGATTTCCTTGTGGGGGACTTACTGGTGGAGTATTTC